CTACTGTCATAAACTCAGGAACCTTAATGTCAGATTCAAACACTCCGTCTTCTCTTTGACTAATTACAATACTAATATCTACAGGATTAAAACTAAATTTAGATATCCCAGTAGTATCCTTAATAGTTATTACATTTTCATACTTAACAAAGTAATCTGTTTTCTGTGGGTAATAATCTATAATAGAGATAGAGTCTCCTTTTATACTAATACTGTCTGTTGGTTTCTCTATCTCTTTTATAACTATCTTGGTCTTGTACACAATCTTGGGTTTAGCCTCTAGTGCTATTCCTAACTCCTTAACAATCTTATTTAGCTCTCGCTGTGTCAGGGTATCTGCCACTAGCTTTCTATACTGAGTTTCATTAATTTTAACTAACGTATCGTTTGCTATAACTAATTTTCTGTATGCCATATCACTCTTGTTAAGTTTACCCTCATAGATATTAAAACCTATGAAACCTGTTATAAGTAACAGTAATATAATAACACCTAAAACCAATGTTGTGTTTACCTTTTTCATACTCTTTTAAATTATTGCAGCTATGGCAGATATTGGAACTATAAAATGCTCTTCTCCGTTATGGGTAACTCTCCCCTTCTCTCTTGGTTTTACAAAGTACACCGTGTCACCTTCTTCTAGTGTAGTAATGTTATCTGCAATCATTATAACTGTAGCTCTTGGGAGGGAGTCAGAATCTTCAGGTATAAATAAACCCGACCCTTCTGTTTTTGTACCCTCTTCTAGAGCTTTAATTAAAACTCTTCCTTCTAGTATTGTTTTCATTTTGTTTTTAAATTTGGTTTTACCTCTTCTTCTAGCGGTGTGTTAAATACCTTGTGTAATTTAACTAGTGCACTATTGAGCAACACTACTTCTTTAACTGAGAAGACTCCTTCTTGTGTAGCCTTCTCAACACCTTGTGCTAATATATTTAATTCTTCCATTATTATCTAGGGTTACTATTAGTTAAATGTTTTCTATCTTCTAAACTAAGACTTGAAGTCCTACTTCTACCTAATGCTCCACACTCACATCTATATGCTTTGTACACATTTACATTAGTATGGTACTCTCCTTCCCAAGTTAATTTATCTGATCCACAAGTAGCACATACCTGTACGTCACTTGAGACATGTAATCCTACATTTGGATGAGGCTGCATATAAGGTCGTATTCTTAAATAAACTTCCTCTAATACTCTAACATCTTGGTCACAGTACAGAGACATCTTATTTAAGTCCTCTACGCTACCTTCAACACATCTATCCCACAGCCCAGGTTCATTTGGTATTTTACCCTCTATTCCAAAGAACTTAGTAGCAATATAATCCAATCTATTGTGGGTTATAGCAAATGTTTTTCTACAGTGTAGAAGTGTGTCTATAGTCTGATATGGAGAAGGAAGGTTAAGACCGTGTTTTAAAAACCTTGTATTCATCTTCTTTTTGTCAAACTTGTTGAGGTTGTGAGCCACTATAATATCTGCCTCATCAACCATATTCCATAGTCCTTGTGTGATTCTCTCATCATCACCTGCAAGAACTTCTTTCCTAGTTTGCTTCATAGAATATACTTTGTCATCAAAAAGCCATTTAGCACTCCAACATATCATAAACCAATCCCTCTTAATCATATTAGGGGTTATGTTAACTCCCCACGTTGGGAAGCACCTAACTTCCATAGGAGCTGTCTCAATATCAAATATCAATATCTTAGCAGGACTGCCATTACACTTGTTCACGCCTAAATTTAGAGTCTTAGCCCAAGTACGTATAGTGCGTGTTGTAACATCAAATCTACTAGATAACTCATCTTGTATATCAGATAAAGATATTTCTCCATCTTTATTTTTCTCGTATGAGATTCTGATATCTTCTTTGTCTTCTTCCGTTAAATCTTTATATAATATCCCCATTTATTATTTGGTCTTTTAAAAGGTTAAGTTTTGTACGTAAGGAACTAATAAGTTTCAAAGACTCTTTAGCGTCTTTGTCCACTAGCGACTCATTTAAGGAGGCAGTGTCCTCGTGAATATCTCCAGTTTGGAAATTTATCACTTGTATTCTTTTTGAACTAAGTTCTTCTCTCATAATTTATTTATATTTGTTTTTAGTTGTTATTAATCTTCTGGATTTAAAAATCTTTTTAACCACATTCCTAGGTTATCTACGCTAACCCAATCTATCCCGTACTTATTACACCAAGTCATGTAAGTAAACTTACTGTTCCTAGATATTTTAGCTCTGTGGTTTTGAAATACCATTGTAAAATTAAGGTCGGGATTGTCCCTTAGTACAGCCAGTATTTTTTTTCTATCTGACATAACAAACCTACCCTTTACCTCTAATACCTTACCTGTTTTAACAAGTACAAAATCAGGAGTATATCTTTTTTCTTGTAAAATACTCGTACATCCGCACTCTTTACACTTAAGTTTTTTGTGGGTGGTACTCTCTTGGTAATCTAATTTCAGAGCTTCATATTCCCACTCAATATTATTCTCATCTAATATTTTAGAAACTGTGTATTCAAGTCCAGACCTAAATCCTGCTTTAACAGCTTCCTTTCTAACTTTTGACTTAAATATTTTTTCTCTTCTCATACTTATTTATTTAGTGCAAATATACATCTATTTATTGGTTATTCCTAATTTTATTAGTGTTTAATGACATTCCGCATAGTTATTACCAAATTTAGTATCTACTTTTATCTCTACATTTAATTTTAAAATAGAGTTAGCTTGCTTTATACTGTCTTCTATTTTACTCTTAGTTTCTTCTCTGTGCCCTATTTTTGACAAGGATAACTTCTCATCGTGGTACTGTAATATAGGAAAGATACCCCTTGTATTCATAAACTTAAGCCACATATCAAAAACAAAAGACCCAGTGCCTTGGTTTAACGTGCTAAAGATATCTTTTTCACACCTCACAGAATACCAATACATATTAACAGGATTCTGAAGCCACATCTGCTCTCCTACATGCTTTGTAGTTATGTCATTTGGAAGATGTTTTATACTCCAGTTTCTATTCCAGTAGTCTGCTATTAGTTTCTTAGCCTCTTTTTGTGTTGTACCTATAGCCTTTGATAGCTTTGGAGCTCCTATACCGTAGATACAACTATAATTGGCCTGCTTATACATAGAGCGTGTATCTGAGTGGCTAACACCCTCCTTACCCCCCGTAGCCTCAAACAGCTTGTGATCGTCCACCTGTTTAGCTGTTACCGCCCCTGCATACAATGCCAAGGAAAGATGTGGGTCAAAACCCTCTTCCATTTGTTCTGTAACATATTCGGGGTCGTAGTTCCACATAAAGTGTCTCTTGGTGTTATCCTCTAAAGAAACAATATCACTTCCACAGAGTTCATAACCCTCTGGTGCTATAATACACTCTCTTATTAATTGACCGTCACTATAATTATTTGATATAGCTTCCTCCAATGGTTCTCCCCCTGTTATAGCTTTCTCTATTTTACCTGTAACTTTAGGTAAGTTAGCTATTGGTTTCTTGTGTTTTAATCTCAGGGTATTTGTAATACCTTGTGCTCCAGCTATTACATACCCACTATCATCCACAGCATTTAAAAAAGATTTTAGCACTCCTATTCTATGTGTTAAAATAGTTAATCCATTTAGTTCCTCTAACTCAGGATTCTTTGTAATTAATTTTAAAACACTCTTACATAATTCATCTCCATCTTTCACTTGGGGTACATCTCCATTGGCTCCTTCTTTAAAGGTTTCTGGTTTCCACCCTAAAGACAACAACCACTTCTTTAACTGGGGTACAGATGTAGGATTTGCATCATCTCTTATTTCTAGAGTATCAAAAGGTAGGTTTTTCTGTGTTAGATAATCAAACCAAGATATACCTAGTAAGGACATTTCTCCATCTACTTTATACATTACTTTGGGTTTAACCTTCAGTAATTTACCTAGGGGCATAACACTTTTTAACACATCTGTTTTATTATGTGATAACCTGTTTAATATATCTAAGTTATACTGCACTTTATTTACATCTATTTTACATTTATTTAGCTGCTGATATACTAAACAATCCATCTTAAACATAAGATATCTTATGAATTTAATAACTTCTTCCCAAGATCCGTACAGCTCAGTTAGATAATTTAGTATATTCTCCCACAAAGTTATATTTATTTTAACGTCTTCTTCACATCTGTGTTTATAGATTTCGTAAGGAAGACCTATCCAATCTTTTACTTTTGGTTTCTTTATTCCAAAATCTTCTCCAAAGTCTTCTAGTCCAAATGTACCTTGCTTTCTGGCTGTGTATACATACCAAGCTAGGGGCAATGTATCTATTATAAAGGCTTTAACCTTGAAGTCAAGAACCCTCTCCATCTCAACCACGTCAAAAGATTTAAAGTAGTGCCCCACTATAATATTATCAGGATCTGCCATAACTTTCCTAATAACATCGGGGTCATTTGTAGATTTAACCCCCCAAGTACCGTCTGATTTTTTATACCCCATAGATACAACGTGTATCTTTGTAGATATAAGTCCGTCTGTTTCTATGTCAACTACATATAATCCCATTTTTCTAATTGTTATTAAAATTAAGTATCACCCCTTTTACATCTGTCACTTTATCAATTAAATCACTAAAACTCTGAGTCTCCATTTCAACAATAAAAACATCTCCACTGTATGAAAAAACTGTTGTTTCTCCTTCTCCTACTATCCCCTCAAAAGACTCAACCCTAAAAAGATCTACGGTTTTTTTTGAAAACTCTGTTCTAACTATTCCACTATCCTCATCATAAATGTATGATATTAGGGGAAATGTTTTAAAATACGCCATGTATGTTTTGTGTGTTAAATTGTTAAAAAGCCTCCCCAGGAGATACTCTTGGAATATTTTCACTATTTTGATGAGCAGTTTTCTTATTTTGTAGTTTATGTATTGGATTAATCATGTTTTTATCAAAGTATCCTGTAAATCCATCTACCTCTTTGTAAGTAAGAGATAGACTACAGTCTATAGGAGTAATTCTACCCCCTGTAGAAATATCTTTTACTTTTTCTACTTTTATCTCCATTATATTCCTCATAGCTTTTATCTTGTGGTTTGCAACCCTGTGGTAAAGAGTGAAAGAATCGGACCTATTTGCCCATATATTACCAAATACAGCGTCATATCTACTAGGACACTTAGGATACCCCTCAGAATCTTTAGTGGCTCTTGTGGCTTCTGTGATAGGATGGAGGGACATAACAACAGAGCACACAGTTTTAGTAAATATATTAAGTTCTGAAAGTAAATTATCTACGTATGCATATTGATTTGTAGGTGCTTTTTTATAATAGGAGAAGGGGTCAATAAATACACCGCTTATACCATATAACTTATGTAACTTATTTGCCCTCTCTAAAACGTCTTCTACAGAATAGTGTACATCATTTTTCATTATAAAGAAATGTGCGTTTATAAAATCCTTGTACCCTCTTAGCTCTAGATAATTCCCTTTAAAATAAGATATTTCTTTTCCTGATAACGCTTCTATTAAAACTTGTTTTGTATTGTAAACTTCATTCTCACCACAACTAATTGCAAATTTCTTTCCATATAACACTGACAACGCTAATAACTGGTGCAGGGTTATATAAGTTTTACCAACCCCCTCAAAAGAAAGCATAAAATTTAAAGTGTTATCTTTCCATAACATATACTCATCCAATTGTGGCCATCCATAACTGAGTCCAATAGGTATAGTTCCATCAATAGCTTGAGCTAACTTTTCTTCGTCCTCTCCATCTTTTGATAAGAAGTTTAAGTTATCTATCTCACTATCTGATTTTTCTATGTCTTCCCCCTTTGTTTTATTTCCATACCCCATAGAGTTTAATTTCCTGTACCCTTTTTTAAAATCCCCTTCACACTCTAGTATACAGAAAATAGCAGAATTAGATATGGGCTTTAACTCCTCAAAACAAGTAGATGTAGAAAATACATATAGAAAATTGCCCTCTAAGTTGTATCCTGCTGAAACCCCCTCACTCTTACCAGGTCTAGTCATCTCTATCCACTTGTCACTCTCTCTAGATATAACCCACTCAAACTTCTCGAGGATATCTATTCCAATATTAGGGTCATTATTATAATCGGGGAACGGATCTTTATACTCCCCTTCATAAAAATACTTCTTCTCTTTTATAAGTGTCTCATCAAAAAGTATTGATGTACTTAAGAGAATAGCCCTGTCATAATCAGATATCTTGTTCACTTTACTTAAGTCTCCATAAATAATCTCGTAACCCTCTGAGGGAAAACATTTAAGATATCCACCATCTCCTCTTGTTTCTATTAACACTTCCTTATTTTTATTCTTCGCTAATTTTCTATTTCCCTCTATTACATCTGTTCTGTAAAGTATGTGGTATCCCCCACTTTTAGTCTTAGATACAACCATCTTTTCAAGTATGTGAACAGGCACTTTACTTTTCCAAGATTTCCATAATTCACTAGGGTTGTCACAGTTGTGTATATCAAAGTCTATACCTTCTAAGCCTCCAGAAATAGCCCCAGTACAAATACCTATCTCATCAAAATTGTAGTTGTTAACATCCTTATTAATAGGAGATCCCCAATCTTTTCTAACGGGAATTTTACCTCCTTTTTCAAGAGGTACGGGGTTTAATCCTGCTTGTAAGTACTCTAGTGCTTCTTTTTTATAGTTCATTTATAA